ATTTCCTTAACTGTATTTCATCAATTTCATCTTTGATTTCCTTGATGATTTTATCTTTATCTAAATTGAAACTTAATCCAGCTTCAAACCTTTTTACTTCTTTACCATATTCAAACATAATTATAGTAGGAACAGAAACTACCTTCCACTCATTTGCAATAATAGCACCATATTCTTTGTGATCTATACTTGCATTAAACCATACACAATTATTCAAGCCATTCAAATCTAACGATGCTTTAAAGTTCCAATCTGCATTGACTTGAACTATAATACATTCCTCTTGACTCAATAATTGAATCTGTTGTAAATCTTTTAAACTACTTTGACCATATAAGGGCGATAATGATAAACAAATACCAACCAAATATGTAAAACCATATAACCAATTCATCTCTATACCTCACTTTTGCATCATCATTCGTTCAATATTCTTAACATCTTGTCGCATTTCTTTTTGTTCTTCTTTCATCTCACCCACATCTTTTTGAGTTTCAATGATTGTATTTCTAATCATCTGATCTTTTAAATCATATTCTGTTCTACTTACTGGTGGTTCAGGAAGTTCTTTTGCTTCTTGTATATCAGCTTGTAGGGTAAACCAAACACCAGTAACTAACACTAATGTAGTTCCTAGTGATATTAATGTTTCTAAACTTAATGTCATTTTACTATCTTTACTTACTTCCACTTCTCTATCTCCTTATAAGTTAAGTTTTTCTGCTCGTCTAATAGCAGGGATTATACTATCTACTACAAATTCATCAACAACTGGTGCATTGATGTTTACTACTATATTACCACTACTTCTTTGATTAGGACTTGGTAATGGTGTTACATCTATTCGTTCCATACCACTTGCATTATCACCAACTAATGCAGGTGGGTTTGTTGGTAGAATCGTTCTTTTGTTTACATTAAAAGAACCACCACTTGGATATCTATTCATATAGCTACCACCAGTTTGGAATAAACCACCTAAAAATCCTAAGAATCCACCACCTGTTGCACCTGCTACTGCAGTTGCTTGGGTCAATTGTAATTCTTTTTCTTTTTTAGCATTTATTTGAGATTGCAGTCTATTTTTTAATCTTAATGTTGCTAATTCAATAAATAAATTTTTAATAAGGTCGATAGCATTTCTAGCAGAAACTTCACCTTGTTTTATTTGAAGTGCTAATTGTTTTTGTGCTGATTTTGACAACTCTTGCTCAATATTAAGAATGCCATCTGTATTTTTTTTAGTTTCATTATCAACATTCAATTTGCCTTCTTTTAAAAGTTTTATAGTTTCTTCAATAGATTCTTGCTCTTTTAACAATCTTATTAATTCGTTATTATCTGTAATTGATTGTGCTTCAAGTGCTAATTCTCTAATTTTGTTATTTAAGTTAATTTCTATTAAAGATTTTTTTGAAACTTCTTGTTCAATAATTCTATCGCCCCTGCCTGATGCTACTTTTATAATTTCAACTTCATCTTCACCTACACTTAATGCTTCTTTTTGCAAATCAAGTATTTCTTGATTTATTCTTTTTCTATCTTCTTCGTCTTGTTTGTTTTTTTCTCTTAAACTTTTAATAGTATTTCCAGCAGTTATTTCTTGTTTTTTTGCTAACAATATTTCTTTATTTAAAATTTCTAAATTTCCAGTTTCAAGACCTGCTTCTTTTAATTGTCGTATTGTTGTTTCAAGTTGAGTTTCATTTAATCTTTTAAACCCTTCAGTAATATTATCAATCCCATCTTTTAATGTAATTATTATAGATTTAATTGATGGTGCTAACAAATCTCCAATACTATCAGAAAGTTGCGACATACTGTCTTGAAAGTTTGATACTAGTCCAGAGAATGTTGCAGCAAGTAGATCAGTTGCCCCTGATATTTTACCATCAGGATCAGTTAATGTATCTACAAGTGCCTCTTGGAATTGAGGTAGTGTCATTTTAGATAAGTCATCAAACCCTGTTTTTAACTTGACTTGCATTAATACACCTCTATCTCTCAATACATCTGCTGCACCAGCACCACCTGCAAATGCTCTACCAAAGGCATTGGCTGCATCTACAATATCTGTTCCCATAAATGCTGCTAAGTCTGCAGTTGCTTTTAAAGTTTTTGTACTATCTGCACCAAATGCTTCTAATTGTGCTCCAGCCTCTACAACATTTTCTAATTGAAAAGGTGTCGTTTTTGCTACTTTATTAAAAAATTCAAATGCTTTTCTCCCTTCATCTACACTACCCTTTAAAGCAACAAGTCTTGTTTCTAATGCTTCAAATTTTGCTGAAGTTTTGATTGTCTTTCCTATTGCAGCACCTATTCCTGCAAAAGCAAAAGTAGCAAGTAATACCTTATTTCTTAATTGTCCTATAGTTCTTTCAAGACCTTCAGTTTTAACCCTCATTCTATCTTTAGAATTTTTAGTCTTATCAACTTGTTTTTCAAGTTTTTTAAAATCTTGAACAGCTTTTTTAGTTTCTGCTATTACTAATAATCTTATTTTTTTATCTGTCATTTTTATCACTCATATAAAGTTTTAATTCATTAATTTCAGTTCTTATAATATCAAATACTTCTATTTTGTTAGCATCAACACTATCTAAATCTTGTGCTAATGGAATATTAAATTCTTTTACCCAATTATATTCTTTTAAAAAAATATTATCTTCTTCGTTTACAATCCATTGAGGATTCATAAATAGAGGTAAATGAAAGTATAGATTTCTCCCAAGAGAAAATTGACTATCTTTCCATTGATCTACTAACATTTCTATTTCTTCCCATACTTGTTCTATGTTTTTGTATGTCTTAACTCTTTTGCTAGTAGGACTTTGTCTTTTGTATGGAAATTCTAAGTTATTGTGTGGAAATCCCATTTGAGAAAACCACACATAACTACAAAGCCCTATGAGTCTTTTTTTTCAAGCCCCATATATTCAGTAAAGATTTGTTGTAGCAATAAATCTACTTGTGCCATTGATATTGACTCTAAGTCTTTTTCAGTTACTCCTGAAAGTTCTTCAACACGATTAATTAATTTAAAGTAATCATCTTGATTATCCTTATCATCTCTAAAAGCATTAAGACTTAATTGCCACAACTCTCTTTTTTGTTTATATGTAATGGAACTTATATCCCACTCTTTATCGAACATTTTCACCTTCATGTGTTACTCCTTTACCAACCTGTTGATGGGGTTGAATCTGCATACTCAAACTTAAATGCTGTTCCTGATGCTGCACCACTTGAAGTAGGTTGAACTACTTTAAATGGTATTGTTATTACTGCACCTGTGTCTGCATTCGGATCAAGATTTACTGCTGTTGAATATATTTCGCATTCTATGTTCATCTCACCTGCTGTTGATACTGTTCCATCACCTTGTTGTAGTTTTAGTGTTGCAGTATTACCACTTATAAAGTCTTGTAATACATTACCACCACTACCAAAGTCAAAGTTCGCATCATACATTAATGAAA